ATGTCAAATTGAAGAAAATTTGATTGTGATGATTATGGACGCATTTTGAAACAGGTGGTCCTGCACCACCTTCATCTTGTTGATATTTGAATCGCGGTGGACACTCTGCATGACATGTAAAGAACACACCCTTTTCAAACCCTGGCGGACAACCTACAGTTTGACTCATCTCCCTTACTTACGGTTCGGGAGAAAACCGTTGAGAATTCCATACAACGGAGCCACTACACGAGCAGAGGTTGAAATTTCATTGGACTTCCATCCAAGTGTGGGTGCAGCTGAAACACCGTTACGGATGTAAGGTGCAACAGTAGCAGCCATACGAAGGTAGCGTGTATGTTCGGATGCATCGGTGGTTAGACGGACGTGTCTTGGTGTGTTGAGTTCAAGGAAAGAACTGACGGGCATTTTGTTTACTAACAAACAAGATAATGGCGAGCGAGTTTGAAACTGTATTGACACGATACAAATTGAGTTTGTTGGAGTATAAGGTGACTGGACAATCAACCTATAAACAACAAGCAGATGTAGCTGAAAAATGGTTGAACGACTACCTCAAAACCTTACAGCAAAGTATTCAAACTGACTCTAATTTCATCGACAACTTTGCGAAGAACTATGAAAAAACAAACCCCGAACTTGTAAAGTTTCAGAAGGAGATTGCAGACGCTCGCACACAAGGTCCAAAGTTAAATGACCTGTATGAAGGTGAGATGAAAAGCAAAGAAGAAATTATTCGTGATGATTCAATGTACTATACCAAAGCTGCCATCATTGGCGGAGTCCTTGCACTTGCAGCAGTAGTGTCTTTCTTTTGAGCCATGAACATCACATAGAAGACAATACAGAGAGCAAGTAACAAAAAGAACAACAGGTAGATTCGAAGTTGGTAATCTGCATCATAACTCACATGTTCTCGAATACGGCGTAAGGTTTCGAGTGTATCGGTCGCTGCAATCAACCCACTGTAATCACGTTGAATCTGTCCTAGCTTTCGGATGAACTTGTCTCGCTCTTGTTTGATGTCAGGTGTGTTCTTCTTCATAAAGGTGAGGTTCTGAATCATATCATTCAGTGTTGCGGCAATCGCAATGTTCAACTCACGCAGTTTAGGAAGTTTAGTTGTGTCATTGGTTTGAATGGCTTGTGCCGACACTGTATCGTATTCAGCCAATTGAGAGGTGTATTTCGCCTTTAAAGCATCCATTGTCACTACGCAATATTTACATCCGGAACACAATAGCGATAATATAGCTGTGCACCCGCAACATCGCTGTGTCGATTCACTTCAATCACATCACCCGGTCGTCCACCAATCCATTTGACCATTGGGTCTTGTGAGTCAATCCACGGTAGCTGTTGGTCGGGTATATTGATATTGTACGTCTTGAACACTTCGGTCTTCTCTTCCTCTTTGAGAATACGGTGAGGCATTGCAGCACGATGTGTTGTGATATCAAACAGAAGTTGACGCTTATGGAAGAACTGAATCAACCGAGCCTTGGTCATCTGCTTGATAATTTTCAATACATTCTCAGACGGTGGAACCAAGGCTACAATGATGATGCCGTGTGTATAATCATTACTATCCGCAAAGTCTACAATCTTATTCACGTCTCGCTCCACCATACCCTTGGCTTTTTGACTGAACACAACCAGTTGATTTCCAAGAGTATACAAGTTCACATTCTCAATTCCATCGGTAACAACTCGTTCAGTCTTTGTATCCAAACCACGGCGTCCTAGCATTGTTCGCAAGGTCTCGAGTGCTTTGTCTTCGTCCATACTTATCCTTTCATCTAGACAGAAAGCTGTTCGTTTTTTCGTGAAGAAGGATAATGACGAAGTGGCTATTATTTGCAGCTGCGGTGTTAGTGGCCGTGCTTGTATTGATGAAAACAACCGAACGATTCCAACCTGAATTCTTGGACCGAACACAGATTGCAAGAACTGTTGCAGTTCAAGATTCGTCCTATGACCAACAGACCAATCACTTAAATCCTATACCCGTGAAGCATAGGGTTGATGGGATTGAAACACCCTTTCGAGTAAATCAATATACATCGTATGTCGTATAAGAAAGTATGGTCTTTCATGCGAGAGTGTCGGATGTGTTTAAAAAGAACAGAAAAGCAACTATACCCAAAGCCCTGCGCGAACAAGTCTGGGTTCAGCAAATCGGTCAGCGCTTTGATAGTAAGTGTAAAGTGAGTTGGTGTACGAACCGAATCAATGTCTTTGATTTCCAATGTGGACATAACATTCCGGAAAGCAAAGGCGGTAAGACTACAGTTGATAATCTAGTTCCTATTTGTGGTCGTTGTAATATGAGTATGGGCAGTCAATACACCATTGACGAATGGAACAAGAAGTTTGCAAGTCCTACATCAAAATGGTGTCAGTGTTTCGTTCGGCGATAATTATTCAAGCTCAACTGGGAGTCTTAATCCTTCCAACGACTTTCGATAATACCAAATTAGATGAACGGTCTCTGTTTCAGAAAGCTCTGCATATCCTTTCTTAAAGGAACGCCACAGACTTCTACATGCAGTTAGACAGGTGGTTAAATCCCCTGCTTCAAAACTATGTTTTATGAGAAGATACAGCGGTTTTCTCGCATGTTCGCGAACCCACTCGTAATTGGTAATCATCTCGGTATAGTCTCCATAATATACGTCAAAGAGTGACGGTTTGTCAAAGTACACCAATGAATACAATTGTTCGTCTGCGTGACCATAGCCTTTCTCTAAACAGTCCATGAACTTGGCTTCAATTCGGTCACAGAACTCCTTCATATAGTAAGCATTCCCTGTAAAGAAGCCACTACACATAGAACATCGTCCCTGTGCCATCGTGTTCTCAAGATAGGATTCACGCGGTTGATAGTCGATGTAGCAGGTTGAGAACTTGTCACGATTGAGTTCGAAGACTCGGTTAAGTTGTGTGAGGTTCTTCCATCCCATTCGTTCAATGCACAGGTTCAACCATGCGAAATGAGTTGATTGAAATGGGTTAGACTCAATGACCTGCTTGAGCATCGCATACCGAGCCATGCAGAATAAGTAATAGGAAGGTGTATTTCGGTCATCGATTGAAGGGTTTCGTGTTCGATTCTCTGCGATGCGTGAACGATACTGCGTAAGAGGAAAGTCTTCAAAGGATACTGTTACACATCGTGTCTTTTCGCGTAGATGAACTGGACGCAAAGACATAATAGGTTGTACATACTTGGGTTCGCAAAAGACCACAAGATTCTGGTTGACGGCTAAGGTAGTTCGTGCACTCTCCAAGTAATGTTCGAAGGGACGATTCTTAATTGACGGAGAAGCATCGGGCATGTTCGTCAGGTCAAAGTATGCAGTCACCACAGTCCAATTGGCCTTGGGTTTCCTAGGTAAATCAAATCGAATAAGACCCGTTCCAGACCAATGACCTTGTGAAGAAATATCCAAGGTATGTTTGCTTGGAATCTTATACCAGAAGTTGTCTCGCATCTCTTTGAAATACCAGATGCCATCGCATATCAACGAACCTTTATAGTCATTGTCACGCAGCCATAAGTAGAAGTCATATTCACGAGTGCCTTCATGTGGGTCTATATCCAAGAAAATCAAGGGAGATGCAAGCAATGTTTCTTTCCAGAGTTCTCGACCTTCACCCATAAGAACATCATCGGTCTTGTAGTGAACATTCGGTCTCACAGGGCGTCCATCTTTCTCTTCAATGTCAAAGGAAAGAACTGTATTGGATGGATTATATGAAAGGGCTAATGCAGACATACCACGATGTGTTCCAATATCAATCAGTGTTTTGCCATAGAATTGTGATGACAGTCTAGCCAAGAGTTGTCCAGCAGTTGATAAGGTTTCAATTGGAAACGATGTAATAGGAATAATTGAATCATCGTGGTCTGATGGAAACCATCCCAAGTCAAGTCCATCGTTTTCAAGCATGGACCATACATTCACTTCCCAAGTGAATTTAGGTTGAAGACTTAGGAGTTTCTCACAAGCCTTTGTATGTAATATTTCTATCTTGGAACTATGTGCGAGCATAAATCCTCCTGCAAATCTCCAGTCAATCAAGTCAGTGGTCTTATTGGAGTCTTTCCAAATACCTGCAGTTCGAATACAGGGATAGCATGGAGGAATCAGAGTGGTCAATCGACGAATTGTGTCGACTGGATTCGCAAATACATGTGCGAGACCAAAGTCAATCCAAGCAAACCATTCTGTTTGGAATGGATTAAGTTGAGAGGCTCTGAAGAGACATTCCGTCTTACTGTTCATGATTTTCATGTATTCACAAGTATCGTTGGGTGACCGAGTTGTGGGTAAACAGTCTGTGTCTGGAATATGAATTCCTACCCAAGTCTCTTCGAGAGACATTCGTTCAACGCGAACATTCGGTGGAAATGTCCAGGTTGACTCCTTATCTAAAAAGAGTAGAATGGAAGCTCCACTACTTGCAATGTTATCGAAGTGTCGCTTATAGTCTTGACTGCTTCGTTTCGGATTTTTACCGTGAAAGAATGATGATACATAGGTTATCATTTACTTAATGTCCATTTGGGTATTAAAGTCCTTATATTAGTTGTATTCGCAAAATGTACGACCTAGGTCACTATATCCTGGCCGCTGTTTTCCTACTCGTGTTCGGCTATAATACCAATTTGCACTCGGTTGAAGTCGCTTCCAATACTGGTCGTTTAAGTATATCCAATGATGTCCTGGGTTTTGTTCATATAAGGCACTTCCTTCTTTGAGAGTTTCAATTAGTCTATCATAGAAGCGTGAATGAACAATATAGGCAGATGCATCCGACGATTCAATGACTTTTCCAAACATCTCGTTATAAGGTTCTTCACCTGACAATCCGTAGTTCAACATGACTACATCATATGGATTGGGAAGGTTCTGAAGAATTGAATCAAGTTTTTCTCTTTCAATCAAAAACTTAAGGTCATCTTCGAGGATAAGAACTGACTCATACTTTCGCTCTTTCGCAATGGATAACACTGCAATGTGTGAATTCACACATCCAATACAGGGGTTTGTATGTTCGATTGCAGGGAATCGTTCAATGTTCATTCCCATACGCCTTCCTTCTTCTTCAATTTGTTCACGTCTATCTGTTCGCTTATCTAAATTGATATAGAAGGAATGTATCATTTAGATAACCACGTATATTGATATTTAAATGATTGCGTTTTACACATGCTTTATAGGTGGAGATATGAACTGGGCAAACGTCATTACAGAGTTACCTTCGACGCAAGACGATTGTTATTACTTCACGAATAATCCATCTATGTATTCGCGACTTGAACATACTGGCTGGAAACGTGTATGGTTAGATATTCCTATTGAAAATGATAACATTTTAGATTGTGCAAATACAAAGTCATTACGATGTCGTCCACATCTGTATGAAGTTCTTCGTCCTTATGAGTACGTCTGTTGGATTGATTCCAAACTTCGTGTCACAGACCTAAAGAAGGTGTATGAAATGAGAGATAGTTTAGTAGGTCCAAAAGTGATTGCAATCACACGTCATCCATACACCTATTTGGATGCATGGGGTGAATACAACGAAGCAATCAAACATGCAAAATACGCGTCACAAAAAGACCAATACCACAACTATATAGTTTCCAAATTAAGTGAAGGATTTGAGAACAAGCCGCTACGACATTCTTGTGGATTTAGTGTACGAAAACAATGTTCTTTATTCCAAGAAATTGGTGAGACATGGTATACACATATACAAGAGTGTGGTATTGAAGACCAGATAAGTTGGCAATTTGTAGTCCAATTATTTCCGGATGCAATTCAAGAGTTTGACTATCAATATTGCTGGACTTACTTTTAGACATCTAGTGAAGCAACAACCTTCTTATCAGGTAGAGTTCCGTTCTTACGATGCTCCAACACTTCATTCCAGAACTGACTTAACCCTCCCAAGTGTTTAGGCAGCCATTCTTTGTCTTTGGGAACAAAGTCCTCTTTGATGGAGGTCAGTAACCAATAGATGACTTGAGTTGTATCCTCGTAGATGTCTTTGTCATAGATGACCTTCCCATCTTCGTAGACTGTAAACACACCTTTTTGGTCTGTGCTTCGAAGCCATTCTGAATAGTTCACTTGCTTGAATCGGAACTCAACATATTCACATTCGTCAATCCCCGTACATTCCATCTGCATCTGCATTTGATGCATGTATCCAGGTGGAATCTCAGCTTTCAAGGCACGGCTGATAGGGCATTTGAACTCTACAAGACGACCATAACGTTTTGGGTCATCGCTGTTCGGAACAATCAATCCATCGGGCGATGCGCCTAGAAACTTGTGGACTGGATGCTGGACACAGGATACATCGGTAATCGTGCACTTGGTTCGCTCTTCGTAAATCTTCTTTGCAACCGGTTCAAATCGAGTGCCCCATAACAATGCTGGAACTCCATTGCCTTCTCCAGGAGGTCTAGGTTCTAACTTTCGCATCATGACTTCACGACGAGCGGATTCAGAGCCGAACACTCCATAGACTTCCGAAGCAGTAATCATTTCACTTCGCTTGGTGTGCCAGGCCTCTGTCCGCTGGTCGTTCGCTCCATACATTCGCAACACACGCTCGTAGCACCGGTCTCGCATCCACAGACGTCCGACTTCCCCGAGCATGAGTTTGTCGACGAGGGCGTAGACCTGTTGCTTAAGTAGACGAAACGGCAATCGTGGTTCAAGAGTCCTGCAAAGCAGGATGAAATCTCGGATTCTTCTTTTGAGTCCTGTGAGGGGTCTGTTATCGAGCAACCATTCGGTAAGGCGCTCTTCCATTGTTCTTCTGTAAGCTTCGTAGTTGAAAGTTCGTTTTCAAGAGCAGCCCTGACTGTAAGATACGAGTCAACATCCGCTCCTTCCAACAGTCGCACTTCAGTGACAAGCTTTTGCTGCATTTCGTTTACAG